CCCTTGGCCTTGTGCACTACCTGGCAGGCCGGCGCCATGCAGGTTTCGTGCTCGCACTTGGCCCGCACGGTGTCTCGCTTACCCAGCGTTTTGCCGGTGCGGATGCGGTACAGCTCGCGCCGCACGTCGTAGCGCCCGCCGTCGATGCGCAGCACGGCGCGGTGCCACTGATCCCAAGAGCCCTCCCATACCAGGTGCGATCCTTCGCGGCGCATGCTGCGGCCGAAATACTCGACCAACCATGCATCGGTCACCCGCCATTCGGCGGCCACAAAGCAGCGCGCGCGGCCCAGCGCAACGACCCGCACCTGGCCCGCCGCCAGCATCGCATCGATGGCCGCGCGGATCGGGCGGCGGACGCTGTAGGCGAGCGAGCCGCCCGCCAGCTCGGTGATCGTCTTGGGGCCGGCGGACAGGGCGGCGAGGATTTCTTGCTCGGTCACAGTGGCTCCCCCAGCGTGGCCCGCGCCAGCTTGGCCCAGTGCTGGCGTGCATTCGGGCTAAGCGCAGTTGGCGGCCACGGCAGTGTCAGTTCAATACTCATCACAGCTACCTCAAGAAACTCAGTAATTCACCCAGTGGCCCCCTACCCCACAGCGTGGGGATCGGAGGGAGTTCCACCGGGTGGTTTTTCACCACCTTGCGGTCAGCAACCAGATCCAGCGCGGGTATTTCGGTCATTCGCTGCATCCCTCAGGTGTTGCTTCAATAGGCCCCTGCCGGATTCGTCGGGAATTGCACCCTAGCCTGTTCGGCTTACCGGTAACGTTTTTTTAAGTGGAGTCGCTGCCACCATCTTTCTTCTCCTGTTGGCCGATGTAAGCCCAGTTGCATTTGCGCGGGAGAAACGCCAAGTTCCTCAGGTCACATACCGCGCCTTCGCCTGAATCAGCCGCTCCATCTTTCTCGCGGCGCCTTCGCCAAGCTCCATCAAAAAATCGGCCCAATCTGAGCCCTCAATCCCTTCCGGCCACGCCACCCCTGCACCGATCAATTCAGCGGCATTGGCGGCCTTCTCGATACCAGGGTTCATGCCTCGCTTGGCTTGGGTGGCGTGGTCGTTGTCGGCGCAGATCACCACGCTCCCCGCCGGGCGCAACTGGTCAACAGCGTGAATCAGATTCCCGGCGTCAAAGGCCACAATGACCCGCGCCATGCGCAGAGACTGGAAGACGGCCAGGCCAGTCGCCAACCCCTCGCATACCGCCGTCAGAGCGGCACGCGGACGGTCAATGATGAAAGCGCCGCCCTTGACCGGCGCGCCCGTCCAAAATCGCTTTTGCCCGTCTGGCGTGATGCTTTGAATGCTCATCAAACGGTCGCGCCAGAACACCGGCACCAGCAGCGCATCGCCGCGCACCCGCAGGCCGTTGGTGCCAACAGAAGACAGGCCCTTGCGCTCCAGATACGGGTGCAGCGCACGGGGAGAGCTAGCCTGAGCCCACTGCTCGCGGGCGGCCCGGATGGCGCGCAAACGGTACTCACGCTCCTGCCGCTTGCGTAGTTCGCGGGAGGCCAGTTCAGCAGCCGTTGGCACGCGCACTTGTGCAGCGTCAGCACCCCATGAATTGACGGCATGGTCAGTGGCCCAATTACGAAAGTAACCACGGCCATCAGCATGCAAAACGTAGGCGCCATTCCGGCGCTTCGGTTTATCAGTGGTTTTGCACCTGCGCCACTTCCCATCCGCCACGATGGCGCCGGGGATCAGGCCGGATGCTTGCATGGCTTGCTCGAACGTGCTCATGCCGCAGCCACCGCTGGCTGGCGACGATGCGCAAAACGGATTTGCTGCGAGCGGATGCGGTTGCGCACCTCATTGGTCGGAGCAACGGCCAGTGCCGGATCGAAATCTCCAATCGGCCAACCGCCCGTCATGTCCTTGTAGATCGCCAGCGCCTGCCTTCTTGCAGCGTCACCTTCCCGGCGCTCCAGAACGTACCCGCAGACTTGCGGCCACAGCGACGCGGACAACTCCTTGCGTTTACCGCCTGCAACCAGCTCTTTGAGCGTGCCAGGCACATGCTGAACAGATTGCCGGGCCGGATATTCATGGCCACAGCACGGGCACGCAGGCATGGGTTTGTGCAGGGCGCGGCACTGCGGGCACTTCACTGGCTCCAGCTCCTTCTTCTCCTTCGGCTTGGGCTTCTCGCGCTTCTTTCCGTCATCCAACTCGCCCGCGCCAAAGTCAAAGAAGGACTCGCACTCATCGAAAAAGCGCGCACAGTTGCCGGAGTGGCACAGCACCATACAGTCCGTCTTCCCGGTTTCCGGGCTGATGCGCAGGCCGCGCCCGAACAACTGGATGTGCTCCGCCAGCGATTTTCGGAGCGGACGGGCCATGATGACGCAAGACACATCCGGCACGTCAAAGCCACGCGACGCTGCCGTGACCGTGATCAACCCTCGGATCGCGCTGTCAGGCTTGCCAAACTCAAGCACCGTGTCGGTGCGATCTTCTTCGCGGTCCTTGTACGTGTATGTGGCCGCGTTGACCCCTGCCGCCAGGAACTGGCGTTGCAATTCCTCGACGTGCGCCGTATCCACAGCAGAGCAGATGAACTTGCGGCCTTCGCCATGCTTGAGGTACTCGGCAACCACGTCTCCCACCACTTCCAGCGCTTTGCCGCTGGCTTCCTTTTCGTCCCACTCGCCCGTGGATTTCACCGTCACGCCAGCCATGTCTGGCTCTGCGCACGAAAAGATGCGGTACGGTGCCAGCCAACCATCGTCGATCAGCTTCCGCGTCGTGGTCACATTCACCACCGCGTCGAATTGCGTCCCAAGCCCCTTCGTGAAAGGCGTGGCAGTCAGGCCAATGACAACCCCACCGGCTGCGCGCCGCTGCTGGATGCGCGCCTTGTGCGCCATGTGCAGCACATGGGCCTCATCGAAGATGTCCACATCCGACTCTGGCCAGCCACGCTTGGAAATGGTCTGAACGCTGCAAATCTGGATTGGCAGACTTGGACGATAGTTCGGGTGCTGCGACTGAATCACACCATGCTCCAGCCCGTATCGCGCAAACGTGGCGCTTGTCTGGTTCACCAGCGACAGCCGATCCACGACAAAGTTTGCCCGGCTGCCCTTGCGTTGCGCCATCTCCATCAACGCCGACGCCAGCACGGTCTTCCCGCTGCCGGTGGGGGCATTGATGAGCACCGTCTTGGCGCCCGAGCGGATAGCCTCGCGAGCCTGCTCAAAAGCGCGCGCCTGATAGTCGCGCAGCTCAACGCTTGTCATGCCACCCTCCGTTGGCGCGCAAACGCCTCGACCGCCGCCGCGATCTTGTCGGGATCGTCTTCGCCCACCGCCTTGCCGCAGCGCATCAGTTGCCGGTGCTTGAAGGCGTGCGCCTTGTGCTCCCTGGCCGCCCGATCCATGGCCTCGGACTGCTGGCGGATGGCGTGATCACGCTGGAACAGCGCCTTGCGCAGCTCGGCCTTGGTGTCCTCAGCCTCCATCGCTTTGAGCTGGGCGTGAAGCTGCTCGTTTTCTTTTTGGATTTCAGCGATCAACTCATCCAGAGATTGACCAGTGTCGGCAGCGCTGTCGGGTTCTTTGACGCTCGGTTGTTTGGCCTTCGCCAGCTCGCGCTCACCAGCCTTTTCTAGCTTCGCGGAGACGCGAGCGCCTTCCTTTTGGTCGCGCTCGCGCTTGGCAGCAAGTTCTGCCTCAAACTCGGCCTCCGGCACGGCGGCCAGCTTTTGGGCGCGGCTTGACAGGTCGTAACCGATGCCAACATCAGCCAGTTTCGGCGCCCGTTTCCCGCCCTCGTTTGACACGAGGACGGGGCCTTGCTTCAATTTGCCCTTGTTCAGCCCGCCGTCGGACTTCTGCGCAGAAATCATTTCCCCGAGCCGGCGCTCGGCGCGAATGCGGATTTCTGCCGCATCCACTTCGAGCGTTTTGTCCTTCGCCATGCGTCCATAGGCTTGCATGGCCGCCGCCTTGTCGGCCCATGCCTTCACTTCATCGACCGACTTGCATTCGGCCAAAGCGCGGCAGGCCGCCTCGTACTTGATCAACTGAGTGCTCATTCTTGTCCTTGATGACGTGGAACCTGCCACCCGAACCGGTGGCAGCGGTGAAAGATTTCAGTTGGGAAAACCGGCAACTTGGTGGCCGCGCAAAAGCCCGAGCCTTGCCGGTGCGCGCACTCGATGCATGCGCGCCGGTCATCCATGTCGCGGTCGCGGTTCAAGCAGCGTTCAGCCATCATCTCGGCAGCGTCCGCGCTCAGGCCGCGCCGATCGAACAGTCCGACTCGCAACAAGAAGCGGTTTATTTCGGCGTCAGTCCACGGGGGCACCAGCAAGCCATGCGCCTGAATGCGCAGCTCGCGCTCCTGGTCGGCCAGGTCAGCATCGTTTGGCATCAGGTCGCTATCGAGCGCGTCCAGCTCTTCGAGGGTGGTGACGGGCTTCATTCAGGCCACGCGCTCGGGTTCGGCCAGCTCGGGCCAGATGTCGCGCCAGGTGCGCTGGCAAAGCATCTGGCGCGTCAGCTCGCCGCAGGTGGTGACTTCAGCGCGGCGTGCCTCGGCCGGGTTCATGTCGCGCCTGGCAGTTAGGCACTGATACAGGTACTGCTCATGAACCCCAATGTCGGCTGCCAACTTGCGACGGCGCTCCGGGGTGATGGTGATTTCCATGCCATCGATTCTATCGAAACGCTAGGCACTGTCAAGTAGGCCATCAACATCGCCAACCAATCGCCTTCGGGCGGTTTTTTTGCGCCTGGGCGACGGGCTAGGGTAAATACTTACAATGAATTCTGTCGTTTTGCTTGACGTTCTCTGTCTTTTTGCTAGACTACACCCCATGCCGCACACAAACCGGCACCGGGCCAAGCGATCGCGCCGAGCCCGAAGCTCATTAAAAAAGCACTTCCCGGGCCTCTGATGGCAGGGCGTGAACCGCGACGAGAGCAGCGGGTGATGGTGCCGGCAGCCTAGAGCAGCAAGCCGGTGGAACGCGACTGCCCCAGGTGGGGATTGGAAGTCGCGTGAACACGGCGCAGATAGTGATCTGCAAAGCCCAGCCAGTGGGCAGCGGAAGCCGGCAGCGCCGGGTGATGTCCGCGAAGCCCTTCTCGGAGGGCGCAAACCTGAGCTGCTTCACGCGAGGCGGTTCAGGTTTTCAAGGAGAGAAACATGAACGCCACTCGCAACACCGTCCGCAGCCGGACAGGCATCTACCACACCTGCTTTGGCGCCCCAGGAGAAGCTGGCAGGGCTGACTGCAACCAAAATCTGGTCACCCGCCTGGCCAAGCCGGCGGATGTCCAGAAAGCGACACCCGCCGCCTTCTGCGCCAAGTGCTTCCCAGGCATCAAGGCGGCGAAGAATCATTGACCAGCCCAGCAGCGGGTGGCGCACATAACCCGCTGCAGTCTCAGGCCCCCGTGCCGCCTGATGTTTTTGCGCTCTAAGCCCGGTGGGTCGGGTGGGTAGCTACAGCGCAACATGAGAGAGCAGCCGGTGCCTCCCGCGAAAGCGAGCGCGTGCTTGATCAGACCACCCCGGGAAAGTAGCGGGGACCATTTTCGGGGCGGCAATGCCGCGCGGATTGATCCTGCGGCCAGTTGTGAAGGGTGGTGCCGAGCACGTAAACCCCGACAAGGCCACGAGCACGGGTTTCCGGCATGCAGGAACCGCCGCGCGCCAGGCCGAGAAGGCCACGCCGCCCCACCATTTTCCAACCGCGTTGTGCAGCGGAATCTCCTTCTTCCCTACCAGCCCTCCCCGTGAGGGCTTTTTCTTTCCCCCAACCGGAGCACCTCATGCACATCACCCTCAACACCCCAACCTTCAATTTCAATGCCGCGCCGCCCGCCCTGGCCAGCGCATTCAGCGCCGCATTGCTGCGCGGCAGCGAGCAGGATGAACCCGCGCCCGTAGCGGCCCAGGCCATCGCTGGCCGTCCGCAGATCGGCGAATACTGGCAAGGCCAGGGCGGCGTCTACGGGGGCGACTTTCGCGCCGGTGGCGGCTCCATCTACGGCATGATCGTCGCCACCGAGGTAGACGTGGGCCGCGCTCGCTGGGCTCCAGACGGAGAACGCGATCTGTCCGACTGGGACGGCCTGGCCAACACCCAGCGCCTGCGCAACGAGTGCCCCGCCGCCAAGCTGGCCACCGAATACACCCGCGACGAGCACAGCGACTTCTACCTCCCGGCACGCCGCGAACTGCTGCTGGGCGCGGCGAACCTGCATGACACCTTCGGCAAGGAAAGCTGGTACTGGACCAGCACCCCCTACTCCGAGAGCTACGCGTGGGCGGTCGATTTCGAGGACGGCAATGTCGGCCGCAACCGCCGGAACGGCGTTTTCCGTGTCCGCCCCTTCCGCAGATTCATCTATTGACCCCTTCACCCCTTCTCTCACCTCAACCACAGGAGCAACCCAGTGACCACCGAAACCCAAACCGCCATCCCCGTCATCGGCCAGTCGTGGCCCGAGCAGGGCGGCATCTACATCGGCTCGCGCGTGAGGCGAATTTTCGAGGTTGAGCCATGACCATCCAAGTTGTCAACGCCGCCGGCTACCCGCCGCACACGGACTGGCCAGAGCCGGTGCGCTTTGCCAGCATGAGCCGCGAGGCGGAACGCCAGCAGCGTATCCGTGCAGCCTACTCCATCGAGCGATGCACGCGGCCCGCACATGTCATCGCCAGCCGGGCGCTGTACCTGCTGGCCGTGCTGATCTTGATCACCACGGCTGCACTTATGTGGGGTGCGACATGACCGCCCGCGCCGACCACTGGGCCGTCTGGCTCACCCTGCTGCTGTGCGTGCTGGCCTTTGTGCTGGGCGTGGTTTTCATGCCCGGGCCCAGCGACACCGAGGCCGCAGCAGACACCGCTGCCGATCTGCAAGAAGCCCCGCAGCAGGCGCGCGCGGAAGTCCACCAAGCCCAGGCGCTGGCGATGCTGGCGGCCAGTGGGCACAAATGATCAATCGAGGAAAACCATGAGCAATATCGTCAAACACGAACCCCGTCTGCCTGCAATGCAGATGGACGAGCAGGAGCTGATGCAGGTGCTGCAATCGAGCCTCTATCCCGGCGCCTCGTCGGCCAGCATCAAGATGGTTCTCGGCTACTGCAAGGCCGCAAGCCTCGACCCGATGCAAAAGCCCGTGCACATCGTCCCCATGTGGGATAGCAAGGCTGGCGCAATGCGCGACGTCATCATGCCTGGCGTCGGCCTGCACCGAACGCAAGCCGCTCGCTCCGGCGAGTGCGCTGGCGTCTCCGAGCCAGATTTCGGCCCAGACACGACAGAAACCCTGGGCGGCCAATCCATCACCTTCCCGGCGTGGTGCCGCGTCACCGTCAAGCGCCGCCTACCCACGGGAGAGGTTGTCGAATTCACCGCAAAAGAGTTCTGGAAAGAGAACTACGCCGTCAAGGGCGGCAAGGAAAAGAGCATCGCGCCAAACGCGATGTGGACGAAGCGCCCCTACGGACAAATCGCCAAGTGCGCCGAGGCGCAGGCGCTGCGCAAGGCGTTCCCAGAAGTCGGCAGCCAGCCCACCGCCGATGAAATGGAAGGCAAGACGCTGGACATGGGGACAGTGGAAGTGGTTTCACCGCCACCCGCCCCGCCCAAGTTCTACGACGCCACCAAGTTCGACCACAACCTGCCAAAGTGGGCTGAAACCATCCAGCAGGGCCGCAAGAGCGCCAAGGACTACATCGACTTCGCCGCCACCCGAGGCGAGCCCTTCACCGAAGAGCAGAAAGCCCGGCTGCTGTCCGTCAAGGCCGCGCCGCCCGCCGATGAAGTGCAGGACGTGCAGCCCAAGAACGAAGCGCCGGCATTCACCTACGCCCAGGTCGCCGACAAGCTGACCGCCGCCGCCGACGCGGAACAACTGGTTGATGCCGGAAGCCTGATTGGCGCCGTGGTCAATGCCGAGCACCGCGCCGAACTCGTGACCCTGTACGAGCAACGCGCAACCGAAATGGAGGTCGCATGAAAATCCTCGAAGGCATCAACCAAGGCAGCCAGGAATGGCGCGCCGCCCGCGCCCACCGCTTCACCGCCAGCCAGGCTCCCGCGATGATGGGCGCCAGCAAATACCAGACCAGGGCAGAGCTGCTGCGCGAAAAAGCCACCGGCATCACGCCCGAGGTCACGCCCGATCAGCAGCGCCTGTTTGATCGCGGCCACGCCGCCGAGACCGCCGCGCGTCAATGGGCCGAGGCCATCACCGGCGAAGAACTCGCCCCCGTGGTGGCAACGCTTGACGTGGACGGCCTGCCCCTGCTGGCGTCCTTCGACGGCATTGACTTCATGGGCGAGGTGATCTGGGAAAACAAACTCCTGAATCAATCGCTGATCGCCCAGATCGACGCCGGGGAGCTGGAGCCGCACTACCATTTTCAACTTGAGCACCAGCTTTTGGTCAGCGGCGCCAGCCGCGCCCTGTTCACCACCAGCGACGGCACCGAGGCCAACACGCACAGCCTTTGGTACGAGTCCCGTCCCGAGCGCCGCGCCGCCCTGATCGCTGGCTGGGAGCAGTTCGAAAAGGACGTGGCCGCCTACGTTCCGACCGAGCCAGTCGCGCCCGTGGTGGCCGCGCCCATGGAAAGCCTGCCCGCCGTGGTGGTGCAGGTCCAAGGTGCCCTGACTGTCGGCGGCAACCTCGACGCCTTTGGTCTGGCCCTGCGTGCATTCATCGCCCGCATCCCGGCCAAGCCCGCCACCGATCAGCAGTTCGCGGATGCCGAGGCTGCGTGCAAGGCCCTGAAAAAAGCCGAGGACGCGCTCGCTCAAGCCGAAGACGGCGCGCTGGCACAAATCAGCGACGTGGAAGTCATGCGCCGCACCGTGGCCGACCTGAAAGAGCTGGCACGGTCAACCCGCCTCGCGACTGAAAAGCTGGTCAAAGCCGAGAAAGACGCGCGCCGCACCGAGAAGGTCATGGCCGCGCGCCAAGCGTTTGAAACCCACGTCACGCGCCTGCAGATGGACATCAAAGGCGTGCGCCTGATCGTGCCCATGCCAGACTTCGGCGGCTCCATCAAGGGCCTGAGCAGCCTGGCAAGCATCGACGACAAGCTGACCGCCGCGCTGATCGCCGGCAAGGCCGAGGCCAACACCCTCGCCAGCCGGATCGCGGGCAACCTGCAAACGCTCGACAGCGTGCCGCAGTACGCCCACCTGTTTGCTGACCGGCAGGAGCTGGCCTACAAGGACGGCGAGACGCTGGGGCTGCTGATGCAAAAGCGGGTGGATGCCGAGGCGGCGCGGATCGAGGCCGAGCGTGAGCGCATCCGACAAGAGGAAGAACGCAAAGCCCAGGCCGCAGCCGAGGCCAAGGCCGAAGCTGAGCGGGCGCGCATCCGGGCCGAGGAACAGGAGAAGGCCCAGGCGGAAGCGGCCGAGCGCGAAGCAGCAGCCCGACGCGAGCGAATCCTGGCCGAAGCCGCCAAGCCAGCCGTAACGCGCGCGCTGGAAGCGATAGAACGAGAAAAAGATGCCGCCCCGGGAAAGCCCCTTGCACCTGCCCCGACCATTGCCGCGCCTGTGGCCGCTGGCATTGCTCCCGTTGTGGCAGTTGGAAGTGCATCCGATGACACGCCCGAGTTGACCTTGGGTGCCATCAACGAGCGCCTGAGCCCGATCAGCTTGAGCGCGGCCGGCCTGGCCGAATTCGGTATCGAGCCGCTGGCGACGAAGAAGGCCGCAAAGTTGTACAGCCAGTCTCAGTTCGCGGAGATTTGCGGCGCCATCGCGCGCCGCGCAGCCGACGCCATGCGCGAAGCCCTGGAGGCGGTGGCGTGAAGCAGCCGATCACACAGCACGCGCCCCTGCACGGCGCCCGCCTCAAAAAATGCGCCGCCTGCGGCCAGGTCAAACCCCTGACCGCCTACACCGCGCGCGGCCACAAGCGCTGCAGCGACTGCATCGGCTACACCCACGGGCGGGCCGGCGCCAATGGCCGGCTGCGGCGCCCGGACAGCACGCCGATCACCAATGCCACGACCACCGATCTGTACGACGGCGCCGAATTGCGCACGTCCGCTTGACCGCAATGTTATGCGCCTGGCTGCCTTGTTTGTGCAGCCGAGCGGATGCTATGCGGACCTACCGGGCATCGATGCTTGGCCGGAGCAACGGGACGCACGGCGCTACAACGGACCGCTGCCGGTTGTTGCACACCCGCCCTGCCAATTGTGGGGCGCGATGGCGGCAGTGAATTACAGCCGGTGGGGCGGAGAGCACAACAAGCCGGGCAATGACGGCGGCTGCTTTGCTGCGGCTCTGGATAGTGTGCGGCGGTTTGGCGGGGTTTTAGAACACCCGGCAAAGACCAAAGCATGGAAAGCCCACGGGCTGATAGAGCCGGCGGCGATTGGGTGGCAGATGACCATCGATGGCGGCTGGGTGTGCGAGGTTTGGCAGAGCGCCTACGGGCACCTGGCGAACAAGGCGACTTGGCTTTACTACCACGGCACGAACCCGCCGTTTGAACTGCGGTGGGCGCGGCCAGCCGGGACGCACCAGATTGGTTTTCATGACCAGCGCGGGAAGGCAGCGAATAAGCCGACCCTCAGCAAGCGAGAGGCGAATGCCACGCCTTTGGAATTTCGGGACGAACTGCTGCGCCTGGCGATGAAGGCGCATCCCACCTGCTGACCACTGGCTTCGGCGTTCAGCGCCGCGAGCTGGCCCGGCACCTCCAACACGACGCCACCCGCTACGAGCGCATGGCGCGCAGACGATCAAACCGTGCGGCGCAGGCCGCGAAGGAAAACACATGACCGACAAATACCAACCCCTGCGCGAAGCAGCGCAGAAGGCCGCGCCGGTCATGCCGCACCTCCTGCCAGCTTGTCCTTCAGTCTGAATCCAAGATGGCTCCACACCTTCTGCACCGCGTTCTCGCGCGCGATCTTGCGACCGATCTCGGTATTGAAGTTCTCCGGGCTGGCGCAGGCGCTCTCGCCGGTCACGGTGAAGCCGTTGCGCAGCACCAGCACGCAGAAGGTCAGCAGGCCTAACGTTTTCAGGTCGGCGCTGTGGATAGGCATATTCCCAGTCGGTGCCATGCGCGCGCCATCCGCTGCTGTGAAATAGTGCTCGCTGACGATCTCAGCCTCGATGTCCGCCGGCGTCACGCGCGGCGCGGTGGCCTTGGCCGCGATCTCGCGCTCCAGGGAGTCGGGGCCGGGGTCGATGACGGGGAGCTGTACGGTTTCGGTCATGGCTTCGTCTCCGCAGTCAGGGCGTCGAAAGCCCGTTCGCAGGTGAGCCCTGCGGCGTGGGCCAGGTCAGCAAATTCCGCCAGCTCTCCCGCTCGCGTGTCAGCGCCGCCGAACAGCTCGGCGAGCAGGTCGATGGCGGTGTCGGCTGGCGGGCCTGCGGCGGCAGCGCTGGAATGCGCGGTGGCTCGGGCGGCGGCGCGGCGATAGGCGTCGAGTTGTGCGCGCAGGCTGTCAGCAGCAGCGCGAGCAGTAAGGGCGTCAGCGCGCGCGGTGTCGATGCGGGTCTGTCCATCCTGGGTCTCCTTGTCGATGCGGTTGCGCCACTCGGCTTCGGTCGCGCGAAAAAGGCGCGCAGCCTCGGCGGTCTGGCTGGCGATCTGGCGCAGCGTGTCGGCGTGCCGCGCCCGCGCGTCGGCCAGCGCGGCCTGCGCGTTGGCCACGCGAATCTGCTGCAGGCCGCCGCCCAGTGCCACGCCGGCGGCCAGGGCGACGGTGGCGGTGAGCCACCACGGAATCAAGGGGCTGAGCCTCATTCGCGGTCCCCGCGCCGCGCCAGCTTGATCACGGCGGCCACCAGCACCCCGGCGACGATGCCCAGCACGGCCCAGCCCGCCGGCGTGGCGATCAGCCACAGCAGCCACTCGACGGGCGCCGGCAAGTAGAAGCCGCTGGCCCGGGCCGGCACGTGGCCGATCAGCCACAGGGCCGCGGCGAGGCAGAGAAGGAAGCGGATGGGGCTCATTCAGGACTCACACATCTCCCTTTCTGCTGCCCGTCTCTTGATGAGACCGGGCAACTGCCGGCCGCCGGCATACGTCCAGCGGCTCAGCTCGGCGCAGGCGCCGGCCAGGTCGCCGGCGTTGGCCTTGCGGGCCAGCGTGGACCCGCAGAAAGCTTTGTTGCCGACGTTGAAAGCGAAGCTGACGAACGCGGCCTTCTGCCCCTCGGTCAGGGGGGCGGTGATGCAGTCCAGCGCGCCGGCGTGGTGCAGCAAGTCGGCGGCAAGCTGCTGCTGGCACTGCTCCGGCGTCCAGCGCTGGCCCATGCGCAGCTCCGGGCCGGTGTGGCCCACGCAGCTCGTGAGCACGCCGATGGGGTCGCGGTAGGTGCGCAGGATCGTGCCCTCGAACACAGGCACCATCGCCAGCAGCAGCGCGGCGGCGCCCGCACCGACCTTGGCGATCAATTTGGCGCGGGCGCTCATCGCAGCGGGTCCCCCTTGGCCGACGCCCACAGGCCGGCGAGTGCCACGCCCAGGGCGGCGATCGCGGCCATGGGTTTCGCCAGCTTGCCGAGCCAGTTGAGGACTTTGAACGCGCCCTTCATCGCGTCGAAAAACGCGATCAGCTCGGCGGTCTGCGTGACCACCTTTTGCGTGAGCCGAGTGTTCTCGGTCAGCTCGTCCTCGAGCCGGTCGAGCCGCTTCTTGCCGCGATCCAGACTCTCGTGCACCGCGCCCAATTCGTCCTTCGTCGCGCACGGGGGTTTGACGGGTTCGGTCACTTTTTGCCTCCTTTGTAGCTGCGCCCGATGGCGATGTGAGGCACGCGCCCGAACTGGCCCTCGGGCCGGTACAGCGCGTACTCCAGCTTCGCGCCGTAGCTGCGAATCAGGCACAGCGCGCCCCAGTGGCGGAAGCTCTTGTAGTGGTACGTGTCGCCGCACTTGAGCAAAAAGTGCCCCGGCTTCGCGCGCCCGATGTCGGTGCTGCCGCTGATGCACACCGGCCGCTCGCTCACGTCCACGCCCAACGACACCGACAGCGCGGACGCGCGGTTGCGACAGCCCACCCACACCCAGCGCGCGACGAAGCCGCGCGGGTGGAAGCGCTTGCAGTAGTACGCTTTGCCGTCGTACAGCGGGTCGTCGTAGCGGTAGACGTGCTCGCCGGGGCGCGCCGCCTCGCCGTTGCGCAGGTCCAGCCATCGGCCGTCGCGGTAGACGGCCTCGCCATCGCCGTTGAGCGAGACGTTGTTGTCCCACTTGCGCGCCCAGGCGGGCAGCTTGTCGGCCGATCGGGGCGTGAACAGCAGCGCGTAGGCCACGACCACGGGCGCGGTCACATCGGGCCAGAACGTCTTGTGCTCCGCAGCCTGCGCGCGATCGATGCAGGTCACGGCCGCGGCGCGGTCACCGATGCTCACGTCGGCCAGGGCCATCAGCTCAGCGATGGCGCCGCGCGGGCTCGACGACAGCAGCTTCGCCGCGATCAGCAGCAGCACGGGCGCGGCGTGGAGAACCGCGAAGGCCATGAAAAGATAGCTCACAGAACGATCTCCGACGTGATCCCAGAAATGTCGCCGGCCCAACCCTTGACGATGACCAGCTCGTCGATGTGCGCGCGGATGCCACCGGTGTTGCTGCCAGGGGCGCCCAAGCCGTTGCCAACGGCGCACCGAAAGCTCACGCCGGCCGGGTTCGCCAGCCCGCTGTGCGCGCCCGAATAGACCTGCGCGCCGTTGCGGTACAGCTTGGCACCCACGGGCGCTCGCCAATCGGTGCGGCCGGCGCAATAAGTTGGGATGTTGTTTGCCAACTTGTCGGCGTAGACGATGAGGATGTTGCCCTCCCATCGTTCCAACGTGTTGTAGGC